ATTGTTGAGGATTTAAAAAGTAAAGGACACAATGTATCCCAAAAGAAAAAAGTAGAACCTATGACACTTAAAGCATTTGTAAGAGAACAGATACAAAGTGGTCAAAAGCTACCTATGGATTTGTTTGGGGTATATGTATCAAATAAAACGACAATAAAAACCAAGGAGTAATAAACATGAATGATGTCGCAAAAAAAGAAGAGTCACTTCCCTCTCTTACAAATCTGGAAGAATTTTCTGGTCAAGGTACAGAAAATATCACAGCTCGTGATACAAAATTACCTATACTAAAAATACTTTATGCTAACTCACCAGTGCTTGATGAAAGTGATGGTAGGTATATTGAAAAAGCAAAACAAGGGGACATTTACAACGAAATAACTCAATCCTTGTATAAAGGGAGAGAAGGTGTTTACGTTGTTCCTTGTCTTTTCATTAACACTTTTAATGAATGGGCTGATCGTGGAGATAGTCCAGGTAGACCCGCAGCTATATATGCAAGTCTTAAAGATCAAGAGGAAGCTGTTGGAAAAACCTCAAGGGGAGATGATGGTAAAGATCGTCTTGAAAATGGTCACTATGTTGAAGATACAGGTAATCACTTTGTCTACATTCTTGATAAAAATTTTCAGCCAATTGAAAGTGCATTAATTACTATGAAATCCACACAAAAGAAAAAATCAAAAAGGTGGAACGCTATGATGCAATCAAAAAGAATGAAAGGTAAGAATGGTTATTTCATACCTCCTTCTTGGGCAAGTGTTTACAAACTTACAACTAATAAAGAACAAGGTAATGGTAACACTTGGTATGGTTGGGAAGTGGAGTTTGTTAGATTTCTTGATAAACCAACTGACAGTGGCGCTCTTGAAATAACAAAAGGCTTTTATGAGGGTGCTAAACAATCTGACATTTTTGGCAAGGTTGAATTTGAAGAAGACAAAAACAAAACTATAAAAGCAGAAACTACAAAAGAAGACGTTCCTTTCTAATGCAAAAGGAATTGTTGTCGTTGTTTCAAGGCGATGACTCTCGATATCTCAAGTCCTCTCTTACGGGAGAGGACGATGAGAGAGGTAAACGACAAGCTAATTATGTCACTGTACACGAGCCTGTGACAGAAGAAGTATGGAAACAACATCTAGAAGGTAAGATTAGGTTAGGTTTAAAACCAGAAACTGATGAGCAGTGTAAATGGGGATGTATAGATGTTGACCCAAACAATTATAAAGACTACTCAGAAAAAAAGTATGTTGAAATAATTAGTAAATACAAATTACCTTTTGTCCCTGTTAAATCTAAATCTGGGGGATTACACATTTTTGTTTTTTTTTCAGAAATGACAGATGTTGTAAAAGTCACAAAAAAATTATCAGAAATTAATGAACAGTATTTTCTAGCGCAAGAGATTTTTCCTTGCAACAAGGCAGTCAATATGCCTTATCACAATATGAATGCATCAATGGAGTTTGCTTTTGACGGCAACAATACACCCATAATGGTAGGACGATTTGTCCAATTAGCAAAAGAAAGAACAATAGAACCTAAAGATTTTTTTAATTTAAAAGTACAAGAATACGAAGCTGAAAGCGAATGGAAACACTATCCACCTTGTGTACAAAAATTAATTCAAGAAGGGTGGAGTGGTACAAACAGAAACAATTTTTTATTTAATGTTCTTGTTTTAGAGATGAAAAAGAATTCAACACTTACAGTGCAGCAACTTGAGGAATCTGCACTGACACGAAATACACAAATTTTTGCAAAACCTTTGCCACGAACAGAGGTTGTACAACTTGCTAAGTCTGTTCACAAAGGTGGCTATCAATTTCAATGTCCACCAAAACATCCAGAGTATAATCCTATTTGTAATAAAGAATTATGTAAATCCAGACGATTAGGTATTGGTGAAGCAGTCCCCGATATAATAGAAGCTTTTGAAAACATTAGTTACATTCAAGATACCAAAAATATTTGGTATGAGTTTGATTTTAAAGGTTCAAGAATTACTGTAACTCCAGAAGATATGAAGGATGAGAAGTCTTTTCGTGTACGATTGTTAAGGCATCGTGTTTATTGGCTCACTTTACCTAAACCAAGAAAAGGGCCTAGTCCTTTTGAATTGTTGATGAAGAATATTGTTGAGAAGGCGCAAGAATCTATGGATCACTTGTACACAGATACAGTAGAAGAAGAACGTTATTCTGTGTTAAAAGACTTTTTTGAATCGCATATAGAACAAGATAAGTTTGATAAACTGAAAGATGGTTATGTAGTATTAGATTCTAAATCCAATGTATGTTATTTTAAAAAGCTTACTCTTGATAAGTTTCTCAAGAAACACGCATCACGGACCTTTAACACTACTGCTGATGCACTTCGTATGTTAAACTGTAAAAGGGTTGATTATAAAGAGGGTGAAAAAAATGTTTGGTATGTGGATATGCCTAATTTTGTAAATCATCAAAGTATTAAAAATTTTAAAACAAAAAACGAAACATCAGAAATGGACGAAAGGTATCATGATAAATTCAGGAATCCAGAAACAAAAGAGTCTGCACAAAAAGACGATTAAAATCTTTGGGCCACCAGGCACAGGCAAGACTTATACTTTAATAGAAAGAGTATTAAAAAAATATTTACGAATAGGTATTCACCCAAAAAATATTGCGTTTATTTCATTTACAAATAAAGCAGTAAACACAGCCAGAGATAGAGCACTAGCTGCTTTCCCAAAATATGACACTGATGATTTTCAAAGGTTTAAAACACTGCATAAATATTGTCGTAGATATTTTGAAGAAGAAGTTTTTGACCCTAAAAACTGTATGTTAGATTTTGCTTTGCAAAGTAAAATAATTAAAACATCAGATACTCGTTTAGCTGATGATGGATTTTTATACAAAGATTGGTCATTAGGTATCTATGATAAAGCTAGAAATATGATGCAAGACCCTAAACTTATATACAAACAAGAAAGTTACAAAAAAGATAATTTAGATGTGTTTTTGAGAAAGATTGATACTTATGAGCATTATAAAAAAGATTCTTTTATAGATTTTACAGATATGATTGAAAGAGCGATTGATGAGGTAGACTTTCCCCCTTTGGAGGTTTTAATACTTGATGAAGCTCAAGACTTTACACCTTTACAATGGTCAGTAATTTATAAAATGGTTGATAAAGTTAAACGTGTCTATTTAGCTGGGGACGATGATCAAGGTATATATAAATGGAATGGAGCAGATCCAAAATACTTTACCACTTATTTCCCAGGACGATCTGTTGTGCTTAGACAAACAAGACGCTTTGGTAAAGAGATATATGAATTCTCTCAAATAATAAGACGAGGTATATTTGATAGTGTAGAAAAAGAGTATGAACACACTGAAAAGTCTGGTACAGTAAAAAGATATTTGAACTTTAATGAAATACCATTTAAAACTTCTGAAGGGACTTGGTATATTTTGGGTAGAGTAAATTCAACTGTGACAGAACTAAAGATGGCCGCAAAGGATGCAGGCTTATACTTTTCTGACAACAAGGGTAATAAGTCTTTTGATACAAAACAATGGAATGCTATTAAATCTTGGACAACTTTGTCAAAAGATAAATCAATTAGTAGAGATCAAGCTGAAAATATGTACAAGTATATTAGGGATTTAAAAGATTTTGATTTTAGAACATCTAAATTTTGGCAGAATATACCTGAAACACAGACATTTACTTTCAAACAATTAAAAGAATGGGCGGGTCTAGATTTAGAAGATTATGAACAAACACGACCTTGGTGGACTATCTTAAAAAGAAACTTTACACCAAATCAAACGCAGTATTTTATTCGTTTACTTCGAGCCTATGGGCAAAAAACTATTGATAAAGAACCTCAGATAATTATTGATACTATTCACTCTGTAAAAGGTGGTGAGGCTAACAATGTGTTGATTTATTCAAAGACAAATTGGCCAGCATCCTTTTCACATAAAACAAAAAATGAGCAATCTGATGAAAAAAGAGTTTATTACACTGGAGTTACAAGAGCAAAAAATACTTTACATATTTTATCCACAGACTATAAATATAATTATCCTATTGGAAAAGATTATTTTATGTACCTACAGGAGAAAAAATGAGTCCATATTTTGAAGAACTAAAAGTAGGACAATTCTACAGTCCAGAACTACACAACATTGTATTCAATCCAGCTACCGAATGGATACCTTATTTTAATTTTATAGCAACCCCAATACCCAATGAAATTTTATTTAGAGATGATTTTTATAAGTGGTTACATGATAGACACTCTTACAAAGCGGGTGTTTTGAAAATGGAAAACCGCACTATGTATAATTGGCACACTGATTCTAACAGAGGTGTATGTGTCAATTCTATGATAGCCACTCCAAATACATCGTATACTTTTTTCAGAAACCATGCAGATGTACAGCATACTGTTACTGAGTTGCAGTATTATCCTGGGACTAGATTTTTATTTAACAATCAAAAAGAACATATGGTTTTAAATTATGATGGTATACGAATGATGTTAACGATTGAATTTTTAGAGGATAAAAATGAATTAACTTATTTTGATTTATTAAATGAAATAAAGAGTGAATATTATGAAAGCAGAAATATCTGATTTACTATCTAGGTTTTTTAAAAAATATAAACACCTTCTGGATGAGCAAGACCTTGATACCTTTGGCGAATTATGGAAGAGGTTCTACGAAACTGTAGATGAACGTAATGATATTTGGTATAAAGGTAGTAAGCATTATAAAAATTTAAAGATACAGCCAGGTAAATATATTCTTTACAACAATCTAAGATTTCCTGAAGGCAATGTTATCAAATACACATCACGACACAACCAAGAGGGTGGCGGTGGCAAAAAAGATATTGATAAAGCAATTCACTATCTTGAGATGATTAAAGACCGCGATTATGACTAGCCTACAACTTACATTTAATTTTAAAAAGCATATTTGGTCAGCTCCCTTAGACTACAGAGATTTAAGTGAAGCCAAAGAAATTGCTATTGATTTAGAAACAAAGGATACAGGCATCAATGAGGGTCTAGGTTCTGGTTGGGCAACAAACTCTGGAGAGATAATTGGATTTGCTGTGGCTACTGAAGGCTTTCAGGCATATTATCCTTTTGGTCACTTTGGTGGTGGTAATCTAATCAAGGAACAAGTATTACAGTATATGTCAGATGTTTGTGCCTTACCTTGTCGTAAAATTTTTCACAATGCTCAATACGATGTAGGATGGTTAAATGCTTATGGTATTGAGGTGAAGGGAGAGATCGTTGACACAATGATAGCGGGAGCACTAATTGATGAGAATAGATACACTTACAGATTAAACTCTTTAGCTAAAGATTATCTTGGTGAATTAAAAGCAGAAACAGATTTAAATGAAGCAGCAAAGGCTCATGGTGTAGATCCAAAAATGGAAATGTGGATGTTACCAGCAGAACATGTAGGATACTATGCGGAACAAGATGCACGACTCACATATCTTTTATGGCAACGATTTAAACACGAAATTTTTAAACAGAACCTTAACACAATATGGCAGTTAGAAAAAAATCTATTACCTACTCTAATCAAAATGAGGAAAAAAGGGATTCGTGTTAATGTAGAGAAAGCTGAACAGTTACAAAAACAGTTTGCTGTAAAAGAAAAAAATATATTACACCAGATAAAAAAATTAGTGGGTAAAGATATTGACATATGGGCAGCCAGACAAATCGCTTTTGCTTTTGATAAGTTAGGTATTGATTATCCAAAATCACCAAAATCTAAAGAACCAAGTTTTACACAGAATTGGTTAGTTAATAACGATACAGAGATTTCAAAACTTATTGTTAGCGCTAGAGAAATAAATAAGTTTCACAATACTTTTTTGAATTCAATAATGAAATATGAATATAAAGGTAGGATTCATGCAGAGATAAATCAGTTGCGCTCTGATAATGGTGGCACTGTTTCAGGACGTTTATCAATGAGCAGTCCTAACTTACAACAGTTACCCGCCAGAAATAAAGAATTTGGGCCATTAATTCGTGGTTTGTTTTTACCTGAAGAAGGCTATAAGTGGGGTAGCTTTGATTACTCGCAACAAGAGCCACGACTCGTGGTCCACTATGCATCTAGTATTGGTGAAGGCTATGAGGGTTCACAGGAGTTAGTAGAAGCTTATGCTAATGCGGATGCAGATTTTCATCAGACTGTGGCTGATTTAGTTGGTATTGATCGTAAACAAGCCAAAACAATTGGCTTAGGTTTAATGTATGGTATGGGTAAGAATAAATTAGCAAATATGCTTGGTCTTGGTTTTGATGAAGCTAGTGCTTTAATTGGTAAGTTTAATCGAAGAGCACCTTTTGTAAAAATGTTATCTGATAGATGTATGAAAAAAGCGAATGAAGAGGGTGTTATAAGAACGAAGTTAGGTCGTAAATGTAGGTTTGATATGTGGGAGCCTCGTGACTTTGGTATTCACACTCCAGAAACTTTTGAAAATGCTAGCGCTAAATATGGTGCTAATAATATTAAACGTGCTTTTACCTATAAAGCACTTAATAGATTAATTCAAGGTTCTGCTGCAGATCAAACAAAACAAGCGATTGTAGCTTGTGTTGACTTAGGATATTTACCTTTATTACAAATACATGATGAACTATGTTTTAATGTTCAAGAGGATG